ATGATCTCACCTAAGGATACAGGTGAGCAATCACCATGAGGAGTAACGAATCGTTTCGCGAATTCGATAACTCCTCGAGGGGATACTAGGCTCTTAGCGAGCCCAATACCCACCTTAAGATCCTTACATAGTTTTAGGTATTGATCCACCACATCCCTGTGAAGGGATGCGCTATCATCACCAAGAACCGCATAATCTGTATATCATTTGAATGGACCGGAACGTTTGGCTTTCCGGTGTATCATTCAAGCAGAGAACTGCCACATGAAGTGATGAGTTACCGCCAACATGGCTCAACTGGAAAGAGCCCCCATAGGCTGACCAGTTCCATAATAAAGGGTTTTCATACCCGCATAATATGGACGGTCAACTAGAAGGGACTTTCAAGCGTGAGCCATCTTTCCGATAACGGACTCTAAAATCAAGACTTGGAGACGGACTGGTAAACAGTCAGTCGCCGCCTTCATATCACAACAAGCAGAAAATTTATCCAGGTTCCCCGGAGACTTAATTTTTGCCATTAATGATATTAAAGGAGCATCTTGACTAAAGGTTCCGTCCTGAGGAATCTTACGAAGTAGTCCAAATAATCATTTGTGAATAGGTCGTAAGATTTCCTGAGTTATCGGGTCAACAATAGCTATCACTCTGACTTTACCGGCAGCTTCCAGTAGCTTCACGAGCCTTCCTAAGGGAGCAGGCATTTTACGCTCAAGATCAACATTAGGTCTTCGGAAATAGCGAAGTCAAAAGACTTTATTAATGATCTCTGTTCCCTGAGGGAGAAGCATCTTACCACCAAACGGCATAGTAACTTGTGTAGCCCTATTTAAAGGACCAGCAAGTAACATGAACCATTTGGGGTCAATTCAAGCGACCATCCGAATGAATGATTGCAAGAGTTGCTCACGGTGGAAGATGTCCTCTCGAATTTTGTGTTCCTGTTTTGTTAATATGGGTTTTCTAATACGAAATTTGAAAGCTTCCAAGGCCTTAGGTCTAGAAGCTATCCAATTCGCGAGAGATCTCCACGTATGAACAGAACGTAAGAACGCAAAAAAGGAAGTACCACGAAGCCGCATAACCTCATTCACTGCCACTGAGACTTTTTGAGTTATCTCAGGAATATGTCCTTTCTTTTCAGGTAAAGTACCCTTAAAGAAAAGATCTCTAAATATTGGAATAAATTCCAATATTTCAGAAGACGGAAGTCACTCAGAATTTTGAGTGATCGTTTTATATATTCCTCGTAAATCATGGGTACTCAATAGGAAGCGATAGAGGTTAAAAATAGAAAGCCATAAGGTAATGGTTTTCACATTACCTTTACGGATCATAACTCTAGCTTCTCGAGGAATGATCCGCGGTAAGCCTGCACGTGTACATGAAACCGCTACTTTACTGATTTCTCGCGTAGTAGGACGATTTTCATGCCTTGCAACATATTGTTGCAACATGAC